ACCCCGAGACTCATCCAAGACGGTCACGAAGTCGCAATCCACGCCAACTACGGACTCGAAGGGACGAACACGGTCTGGAACGGCATCGAAATCTACCCGAAAGGGTTAGCACCGTATTCTGACGATGTGATGGTTGCGCACTACATGGAGTGGGCGCACCGCCGACCTGAAGCGAATCCGTTGCTGATGACACTGTTTGATGTGTGGGTGTTCAAGTCCAAAAGCCTTGACAATGTGCCAAGCATCTTGTCTTGGGTTCCTGTTGATCACACCCCAACCCCACCTGATGTGTTGGCGTGGTGCGCGAAACCGAACGTCACAACTGTTGCGATGTCTAAGTTCGGGCAGAAGATGTTGTTCAATGCTGGTGTGGATGCGGTGTATGCACCGCACGGTATTGAACCGGTGTTAAAACCAACACCTTTCACAAGAGGTGTGTCAGGGAAACAGTTGATGGGTATTCCCGAGGATGCGTTCGTGGTGATGATGAACGCAGCGAACAAGGGGAATCATCCACCGCGCAAAGCGTTTGGTGAGAACCTGCTGGCGTTCGCAGTGTTCGCAACAACCCACAAAGATGCGTACTTGTATCTGCACACCGACATGATGGGAACCTCGGGTGTGAACTTGAAAACCCTCGCCAACGCTTGTGGCATTCCTGAGGATCGTGTCATCTTCGCTGACCCTTATGCGATGCGAACCGGGGTAGATAACGAAGTTCTCGCTTGTCTGTATTCCGGTGCTGATGTGCTGCTCGCCTGCTCGATGGGTGAAGGGTTCGGCATTCCTGTGGTTGAGGCGCAAGCCTGCGGAACCCGTGTGATCACCACGAACCAGACTGCGCAACCAGAGTTGAACGGTGACGGGTGGCTGGTGGACTGCCAACCGTATTGGGACGTATCACAAGCGTCATGGTTCCATACCCCGTATGTGCGAGACATTGTGGATGCGTTGAATCACGCCTATGACGCACCGCGAGGCGTATCACAGAAGGCTGTGGAGTTCGCGAAGCAGTACGACGCAGACGCAGTGTTCAATGAGTTCTGGCGACCAATCATGGCGACTGTCGCATGACCGTCGCATGGGTCACGCATCACCTTCCGGTTGAGGACACGGGCGGTGGCAAGTGGCTGCCCGGTATCTACAGGGGCGGTGCAGAAATGTCCGATGCTGCCTACCGTGATTGTGCGCCACCTTGGATCGACATTGACCTGATTCCCCCTGATGAGTGGGAACGCGCACTCACCCATGAACGCATCGTGATCACCGGCACAGACCTACTGACTGAGCAGGCGATGTTCAGATTGGCTGAAGAAGAACCGATGGTGTTCGTTCACCATGAGCAGGACGAAACCCCCGGCAGAATGACCCTCATCAACTCGGCTGCCCCATTCGTGTGCCACACCCCAGCGCATCTGGAACGCGAAATGTTGTGGACAGAACCGAAGTGGACAGAGTTGGTGCTGTCACATTTCAACACTGCTGAATGTGTGGAACGAGCAAAGCAACCGTTCGCATTGTGGGCTGGCAGGAACCACCCGTTGAAGGGTATGAATCAGGCGAAGATTTGGGCGCACAACGCAGGGTTCACGTTGTTGGCGATGTGGGACAAACCTCGTGGTGAGGTTCTCACAGCCATGTCAATTGCCGAGGTGTTTGTGCATTTGCCGTTGAACTTTGAGTCTGAGGGCAGGGCTGTGATGGAAGCGGTGCTATCTGGTTGCCGTGTCCACACCAATCAGAACGTGGGCATTACCTCGGTCACCGGCTGGGAGGACAAGGGGTTCCTGCGAGACATGGTTGATGAAGCAGGGGTGAGGTTCTGGGAATGCGTAGCACGGTAGAAACCTCTGAGGTTGCGGTACTGATCCCGACGCTGGGCAGACCGAACCGCATCCCCGAGATTGTCAAGAATGTGAACGCCACCTGCGAGGTGGCACGGGTGTATTTCATCGTGGAACAAGACGACCCTGCGACACGCGCTGCGGTGATTGACACACCGAATTGCACCATGATCACCAACACCAGAAGCAAGAACTATGCAGGTGCAATCAACACCGGGGTTCTGATGGTGCGCACCCCGTTCGTGTTCGCTGGGGCTGATGACCTGTTCTTCCAACCCGGCTGGTTTGAGGAAGCGGAACAGTTGATGAGCGACACCGTGAAGGTGGTTGGCACGAACGATCTGGGCAACCCCGAGGTGCTGGCTGGAACCCATGCCACCCACTATCTCGTCTGCCATGAGTACGCAGCCGAAGGGGTCGCAGACGGTGACGGGGTAATGCTCCATGAGGGCTACCGGCACAACTGGTGCGACAAAGAGTTTATTCTGACCGCGCAAGCCCGAGGCGCATTCGCCCCCTGCATGACTTCAGTGGTAGAGCATCGCCATTGGGCATGGGGAAAAGCAGGACTTGACGACACCTACAACAAAGGGATTCGTGACGAACCACAAGATCGACAACTGTTCCTGAACAGGCAACACCTATGGACGTAGCAATCACCGGGGCTGCCGGATTCCTCGGATCACACATGGCAGCGTTCCTCATGGCGAACGGTCACCAAGTCCACGCCTACGCGCACCGTCCCCCCACCGACCAATGGCGACTCAACATCTGGAACGCCTGCACCACCACCCACATCCGCGACCTACGGTGGGAACCCCCCGTGTTCAACCACATTGACCGGGTGATCCACCTCGCAGCGAACATGGGTGGGGTTGGGTACTTCACCGCGCACGACTACAAACCGTTCATCGACAACTCACGAATGACGTTCAACGTGCTGGAAGCCATCGACCTGTGGCAGATTGAGCGTTCATTCCTTGCAGCGTCAGCGTGTCTGTATCCCACGCAAATGCAGATGCACCCCAGCAAAGCCCCCAAACTGGACGAATCCATGATTGAACTCGGGTTCCCTGACCAGATGTACGGCAGAGAGAAACTGATGATGACCCGGCTTGCTGAACGCCACAACCAAGATGTGCGCGTTGGCATCCTTCACACTGTCTATGGGATCGGGCAAGAACATGAAGGGGAACGTGTCAAGTTCCCGATGGCTGCAGCGCAGAAAGCGCGTCAGGCTCGCACCACCGGCACAGTGGAGATGTGGGGCGACGGGCAACAGCAACGCTCCTATCTGTATGTGGATGACGCGGTGCGCATGATCTGGGCTGTCCTAGAAGGCGAATACGAAGGCGCGGTGAACATCGGCATGGACGGTGCAGTGACCTGCGACCAAATCCAACGCCTATGCAACACCCTTGCCGGAGTGCCAAACGCAGAGATCATCTACAACCATGCGCAACCATCAGGGGTTCTGGCACGGGACTGCTCATTGACAAAGTTCACCCGGCTCTATGGTGATTTGGTTGGGGTAGGCTATTCCGAAGGTTTCGGCAGAATCATTGACTGGTTGGACGAATGGCACTGACTAACGCATACACCACCCTGAACGCTGTGAAAGCAGCGTTGCGGATCAGCGACAACGTGGACGACACCTTGCTGGAATACTCCATCAACTCGGCATCCCGACTGATTGACGGGTACTGCAACCGGGCGTTCTACAATCAGGGAACCGCAGCCCGAGTGTTCGCTGCTTCTGATGAACTGGTCTGTCAAGTGGATGACCTTGCCGGGACAGCAATCACGTTGCAAACCGACGCGCAAGCGAACGGTTCGTTTGACATCACTTGGACAACCTCGGATTACCAACTGGAACCGTTGAACGGGTATAGCAACGGTCAGGCATGGCCTTACACCCGTATCCGAGCCACCCTGAACTACTTGTTCCCCACCACGAACGATCTTGCGCTGGTCAAAGTTACAGGGGTCTGGGGTTGGCCTTCCATCCCAGCAGCAGTTGAAACCGCTTGTATCATCCAATCGCAACGCATCTTCAAACGCTTCGACTCCCCATTAGGTGTGGTCGGGTTTGGAGACATGGGGGCAATCCGTGTCTCACGGCAACTCGATCCTGATGTAGCAGAACTTGTGAGCCAGTATCGCAAGATGGAAGGCATGGCGTGACCGCAACCATCAGCGAAGTCAAATCAGGGCTGGCGACCCGTCTCGCCACCATCACAGGGCTACGCACATTCGCCTACCAGCCTGATCAGTTGAACCCCCCGATGGCGTTCAGCAACCTTGACAGCATCACCTACAACCGGACAATGAACCTCGGTGAAGTGGAGATGGTGTTCACGGTGACTGTGA